CTTTTTAGCAATCTCATCTTTCCCTTTTTCAATAACTTTTTGCGGGTCAGATGCTGCATTATTAAAACAAGCATCGCCGGACAGAGTTATTTTATTATCAGCAGAATAGTTTTCAGGATTCTGAACCAAATCAGCACAGGCTTTTTCGTGTTTTAATTGCAAACCGTTTGTAACAACATTTGTTGCGTGTAGTTGCAGTTTAACTTTTTCTGCTTCCTGTTCTTCCCTATAATCAATCGGATAAGAAAGGTCGTGTTCCGTAAGCGTTGTAGTATGCTTTTTGAAACCCTGCGGCGAGATAACATTTGAATTCGCTCTGATTGCTCTTTCTGTATCATAAATATTGAAAGCCTCTTTGTTGAATTCAAAGATATCAATTTTTTCTTTTTCGGAATAAATCGTAGGGAATAAAACATCTGCAATAAATGCGTTGTTGTGATATCCACGAGCGACTTCCGACAAATACGCATTAATGCGTAATTCTTCAAGTCTTCCCATTTATATAAACTCCTTTTTTGTAGCATTTAGGGGTAAATGCGGTTAAATTAAATATTCAGTTTTAAGAGAGCATCTCTAAATGAGATGTTTTCTTTTGCGGCAAGTGCTTTTGCCTCTTTGAAAATTTCCAATGAATCTTCGTCTGCATCAGCAAATTTATTAGCATCGGAATCATTACCATCGGCTTGCTTTTCTTTTGTTGCAAACTCTTGGTATTCAACTTGGTTCGGGAGGGATTCAATAAAAGATTTGAAGTCATTAACAATGACTGGTGAATCCTCCCCGAACTTGGTGACACTATCCAATTCCTGAAGAACGGAAAGGACAATGTCTTTATTTGCAGGGACAAGAATTCCTTTTTCGATTTGCTTATCGATAAACTCGTTATATTCCTTATTCTTCAGACCGGTTCTAATGTCTTGTAATTCTTTTTCGACAGTCTCTTTACCTTCGGCTTTTTCTTTAAAAGATGCCACTTCATTTGTAAGAGCGGAAATCTTTTCTTTTAGAGATTTAATAGTTTCTAATTTTTGCTCTCTGTTTTCATCTTTTTGCTTAAATTTAGCAATTTGAGTTTCAAGAGCATCAATTTGTTTTTTTAAATCATCAATATCTGCTTGTGAAAATTGCTGTGTTTCATCTTCTGATTCAAATTCGTAGGTATCAGCTTCTGACTCCATAAATTTGATTTCTTCCAATCCTTTAACTTGAGGAATTGCAGCACCTAAAAATGAAACAGCTTTAAGGTATGCACCTTTACCTTCAAGATTTCTGTATAATTCAACAGAAACTTTTTTGTATTTGCCGTCATTAACGGATTGTTCAAACTCAGCCGGTACATCTTTAAATGCAACTTTTAAGATGTCTCCGTCAGCTTTCACATCTTCAACCCACCCATAAGCAGGACCGGATTGCTGATGGTCGATAGTGATTGGTGCTTCGCAGAATTTTGGATCATAATTTTTTGCGATTTGAGAAATTTCTTTTTTAGTGAATTTGCCCTGCGGATAAACGCCGGCTTTAAAAACTTGGTAATACTTCATTTGCTAACCTTCTTATTATTTGGAGTAAAAATTTAATACGTTGTAATCCCACTATAAACGGTGCTTCTGAGCATTTTCAAATGTCATATTCATATATTTTTTTTATGAAAATGACACTTGAAACGATACAGACAGGAAAGTTAAACTACAAATATACACACTACCCCTTCTCCCCTTTTTAGGCTAAATCTGTAAAGGCTGCATGGCTAAAAACCATACGCAGCCCTTTTCTTCCTGAATAGGTGAGGAATTAAGACAAAGGAACAATATGGAATTTTTAGAACAATTATCACCATTTATTGAAAATGTCGGTTTCCCTGCTCTTATTTTTGCCATTTGGTATATTTATCATCAGGCACAAGTAAAAGCATTTGAAAAAATTATTCAGAATAATTTTGAAATTCTGAAAGATTTATTGGAAACCAACCAATACCATGCGGCATTATTGTCAAGAATTGAAAGCAAAATTGACAATAATTTATGGTGTCCTCTTTTGAAAAAGGAGGTTAACTAATGAATCCTGAAAGGTTACAGCTTAAAGGAATGCTCGCAGAATCAAAAAAGAACCTCCGTTCATTAGATACAGAGGCATCAGGCTTGGTTATTTTAATTCGTGCTCTTTTAAATCCTTATGAGGATATTTCAAAAATTGATACGGAAAAAGCTCTTGTATCAATGAAACGATTAAATGAAATTCAAGCAGAGATTAAAAACCTCGAAGTAAAAGTTAAAAACTTGGAGGATGAACTTGACTAATAAAAAACATCTTATAGTAGAGGCAGAAAATCTTTATGTCTATAAATTAAAAACAGAAGATGCAATCGCCCAAGAACTGCAATTAAGCAGACGTACTATTGTAGATTGGAAAAGCAAAGGCGACTGGGATTACAAAAGAAAACTATATTTAAAATCAAAAATGGCTTTCCATGAAGAAATATTTGAATTTGCGAGAAAAATAATGAAAGATATTTCAGCAGATATGGAAGCAGGAGAAAAAATCGATCCGAGCCGTATGTACACATTCTGCAAATTAGTCCCAATGTTTATGAAAATAAAGGACTATGAAGATATAACTTCAAATAAAAATAAGAAAAAAGAGCCGAAAGGTCTAACAGCAGATATTATCGCTCAAATTGAGGAAGAAGTGTTAGGAATTCAACGACTACCTGAACCTGATTTGAACGATGATAAACCTGAATAAAAACACATTTTTTCTGCCATACCAATTAAGATGGCTGAATGATAACAGTAAAGTAAAAATATGGGAAAAATCAAGAAGAATAGGAGCGACTTATGTTCAAAGCTACGAAGATGTAACGGACTGCATCTATAAAAAAGTTCCGGCGGTGTGGTTTTCATCAGCAGATGAATCCGCTGCAAGAGAGTACATTGACTACTGTGAACAATGGGTAAAACTTTTTAATGTTGCTGCAAAATCTTTGGGCGAGGTTATTATAGATAACGACAAAGATGTAAAAGCATATATTATAGAGTTTTCAAACGGCACAAAAATCCACGCATTATCTTCAAACCCTAAAGGTTTCCGTTCCAAAGGCGGAAAAGTCGTACTTGATGAGTTTGCGTTTCATAAATCCCCGATGGAATTATGGAAAGCAGCACGACCATGTATTACTTGGGGATATCCGTTAAGGATACTTTCAACACACAACGGTCAGAATTGCCTTTATTACAAATTTATCGACCAAGTATTAAAAGGCAAATTGAAGTGGAGTCATCATAAAGTCCCAATTCAGCTTGCAGTTGATGAAGGTCTTGTTGATAAAATCTACGGAAGAAAAACAACTCAACATGAAAGACAGGAATGGCTTGATGAACAATGCCGAGACTGTTTTGATGATTACACTTGGTTTCAGGAATACTGCTGCATAGCGATTGACGAAGCCTGTGCTTTTCTTCCTTACGATTTAATCTCAACTTGTGAGGCATCGGATGTATTAAAATCTCTTGATGATATCAAAGGCGATTTATATGTCGGAGTCGATGTCGGCAGAAGAAAAGACTTGACTGTCATTTGGTGCTTGGAACGATTTGAAAATAATAAATATACACGCAAAGTTAAGGTTTTAGAAAAAACCCCATTTCATATCCAATACGAAATTTTATCAGCAATATTAAAGCATCCGAAATTAAGAAGATGCTGTATAGACGGAACAGGAATTGGTATGCAACTCGCAGAAACCGCACAAAAAGATTTCGGACAATACAGAGTGGAAGCTGTAATGTTCACCAATAAATCCAAAGAGGAAATGGCATACAACCTCCGCACGAACTTTGAAAATAAACAAATTATTATCCCATCTGAACACGACATCAGGGAAGATTTGCACTCTATACAAAAAATAACAACTAAAGCAGGGAATATCCGCTTTGATGCAGACACATCTGAAGTAAACGGACACGCTGACCGATTTTGGGCTCTTGCACTCGCTTTAATCGCCTGTTCCGTTCCGTATTCCCCGATAGATATTACAACAAGAAAAAGATATGAAACTCTAAAAATCACAGAATCGTTTTAAAGGCTTTCAAAACATCTTTCATGGTAATTACATACCAACCAAACCATAAAAATTTAATCTCGTGTCATTTGAACGGCTTTTGAACGGTATAAAAAATCAATTTGTATAACAAAAAATTTAAGGAGCAAAAAATTATGCAAAAAATCTCATTCTTTGAAACATTGGAGATGCCATTTGTTTACTAATTCTTCGTAACAAAGAATCATTACTAAATTGATAATAATTACAGTACCTACGAATATTATTAAAATTCCCCGTATCGTAAGCATTAATCAATTTTTTATAATTTTTTCCTAATAAATATAAATTTCTGTCAAAAGCAATATTATACATAAGACCATTATATACTAAACACCTTATTTTCTCAACTAAAGAAAGGAAAATTATGACAAAAACACTTACCCTCCCATCAGGAAAAACTGCCGTACTTCATAAAGGAAAAGGCTTTGACCTGTTCCAAGCACAGAAAAAGGCTAAAACATCAGAAGAAATTCCCTACGCTTTAATAGCAGAGCTTGTTGAAATTGACGGACAAAAACTCGTTTATGAGGATATTTTGGAGCTTGATTTGGAAGACGTTATTGCACTTCAGGCGGAAGTATCGGGAAAGTTTCTCGATGCCAAAGCGGTGGAAGTGAAAACGGAGCCGGAAGAAAAACTGACTCAGAAAGAAATCGACCAACTTGTTGCATAGATGTTATTCCTGACTCTCAGGCAATAATTCATCTATCTAAAACAACAGGATGGCAATATTCAGAACTCGGCAATATGCCGATTTCTGAACTTGCCTACTGGTGCAAAGAGGTTTTTCAATACACGATTAACATTCACGAAAGTTTGGAAGAACAATGCTCGAATCTGACATGAAAGTATCAATGACCTTAATCGCCTTCGATAAAATGTCGAGGGTGATTCGTGATGCAGTCGGGAAATCAAACGAGCAATTTGATAAGATGAAAAACAAACTCCAAGACATCTCTCGTGATATGGATAAAATCGGCAAATCCGCAACGGTGATGGGTGGTATTGCACTTGGTGTAAGTGCCGCTAATTTAAAAATGGCGGCAGACTTTGAAAAGCAGATGGCAAATGTTTCCACATTGATCGATACTAATGTTGAAAACTTTTCTGCAATGAAAGATGAAGTTTTAGAAATTGCCAAACGCACCCCTGTTGCATTAGACGGTTTAACCTCCGCTTTATATGACATTCGTTCTGCCGGCATAAGTGCAGATATGCAATTTAAAGTGTTGGAAAAATCTGCTCAGTTAGGTATGACAGGGTTAGGTTCGACATCGGAAGCTGTTGATTTGGTAACATCATCACTTAATGCTTTTCAATTAAAAGGTAAAAAAGCAGAGAAAGTTTATGACACAATATTCAAAACGGTTAAATATGGTAAAACAACAATTTCAGGAATTGCTCAGGGATTTGGTTCTGTTGCAGGAACTGTAGCAGCGGCAGGCATTGAACTTGATGATTATTTAGCCGCAGTTGCAGCATTAACCACCACAGGACAGCCGGCAGCACAAGCTCACCATCAATTAAAAGCGGCTATTGCAGGGATGACTCGTGAATCAGATGATGCAAAAAAAGTATTTCAACAACTCGGTGTTCACAGTTTCAAAGAATTAATTCAGAAATCCGGCGGAATGGTTAACGCTTTTAATGCAATAGCAGAAAAGGTTAAAGGAAACGATTCCGCTATTTTAAGTTTATTCGGTTCAACTATGGCATTCAACGCAGTAATGGGATTAACAACAAAACAATCTCAAGCCTATGTTGATACATTAGAATCAATGCGAAACGGTGCAAGCCTTATTGATGAAGGTTATCAAAAACAATTAAATACCGAACACGCACAAATGCAGAGATTAAAAAACTTAACTCAAACCGTAGCAATAGAACTCGGTGAGGCTCTTGCTCCTGCTTTCAGAAAAGTAATTGATGTCGCACAAATGCTTGTTAATTGGTTTTCAAAACTGCCGAAAGGTGTAAAAAGTTTTATTGCGACAGGAACGGCAGGGTTTGGTATTTTGGCAACAGGCATTGGAATTGCGTGTCTTGCAGGAAGTAAATTAATAAATTTTTACGGTGATTTAATAGGTTATGCAAGAAGATTAACACCGTTCTTGGTAGATAATACCGTTAAATTATTGCAATTTATGGGATTAAATTCCACCGCACAGAGTGTCAGCGGAGGATTTGATTTATTTAAAGCAGGGAATAAAGTTAATCTTGGCGGCATCGGGATGAACCTTAAAAATGATATCTTTAATAACATAAAGGCTCTTGATAACAAACTTCGAGACGGAATAGTAAGAAGTTTCAAAGAACTTCCAAGCAATATTGCTCGTTCTGCATCGGCACTCAAAGATTGGACAATTAATTCCGTTAAAGCAATTCCATCAACATTTATGGCAGGACTTAGCGGATTAAAGAGTGCATTTTTAGGCATACCGGGAATGATTAAAAATGCAATAATCGCTTTCAGAGCATTTTCAGTAACACTTCTAACGTCGCCAATCGGGTGGATGGCTCTTGCAATCGGAGCGGTAGCATTCCTGATTTATAAATATTGGAAACCTATAACCGGATTTTTTAAAGGTGTGTGGAAAGGTCTAAAAGAGGGAATGCAACCTTTAATGCCTGTATTTAAACAAATTGTTGATGCCCTCCAACCGATAATAAAACCTGTTAAGGCAATTATTGAGTGGTTTAAGAAACTTATAAAACCTGTTGAAGATTCAGGCGGAGCAGCAGAAGCAATGGGTGTTAAATTCGGTAAAGCTATTGCAGATATTATACTCAAAGTTGCAAAACTTGTAGCAAAGATTTTTGAATTCGGACAAAAAATCGGGGATATGCTCGCTAAAGGCATACGCTCCAAAAAGAAAGATACTGAGGGAGCAATAAACGAACACGCACAAATTATCCGAGACCACTTGCCTCACTCCCCTGCTAAAGTCGGGCCTTTAAAAGACCTCAATAAATTAAAAATTATTGAAACCATTGTTTCAACAATGAAACCTGCCCCTTTAATTAATGCTATGAATAAAAATTTAGGCTTGATGGTGTCCGGCATGAAAACAAACGGCAAAATTGGAGTCGGTGTCGGCGGTGGTTCGTTTGTAATTAATTATTCCCCGACAATATCTATGCCGAATGGTGCAAATAAAGAGGAATTTGTCAAACTCCTGAAACAGCATAAAGACGAAGTCGTTTCATTATTCAAACGAGAATTGGAACGCAGAGAAAGGCTGGCATACTAACTATGTTCGCACAACTCGGAGACATACAGTTTGATTTAATAACATATTTTGACGGCATCAATGACACCGTTTCGTATAATTATGCAGAACACGAGCGGATAAATAATAAAACACTCTTGCAATATATGGGCGAAAGTCTGCAAGAATACACAATTAAATTAAATCTGCATTCAACTTTT